GTCGCCCAGTTACCGCAGAGACGACCAAACGCCCCACAACCTGGAAGGAAAGCTGGGTAAGCCGTCACGAAAATAGACCGACTTTCGCTTTGGTGGGCTAACAACTGTGATTTGCGGCACTAGTAGGCTTTCACCGATCCGGCCCATAACTTGGGCAGGCGTTCTTTGGTCTTTTCGAGGGCGGGCCCCATGTAAGGCCGCTTGGGATAGCGCTGCTTCTTGTACCGGCCACCATGTTCATGGGCCGAACCCGAGCGACCGACGCCGCGGAACTCCGGGCCGACGGTCACGCTCTCGTCGAACGTATCCACCGCGTACATGATCGCCTTGCGGAGTTGGCCCTTGCGGGTATGCGGCGGTTTCCCCTCCGGCGACGGGCCTTTCCGCTTGCGGATGCTGCGCCGCGCGGTCAGGCGAATGACGGCCCCGGCGTGTCCTAGGGACTTGATGGAACCGTCCTTCGCCCGCCGCGCGACGCGTCGGGTAGTGTCTTGCGTTTTGGCTTTCATCCCGATCATCGGTCACCTCACCACGCGCCAAGTAAAGGTGATCACGCTGGTGAACTGCCGCAGGTCGTCCCAATGTTCCTGGGAATACAGGGGGGCATGTTCAGTCTTGATCCAGCAGCAGTTCGGATACGACGCCAACCGGCGGGAGTGGAAGAAGTCGGCGATCTGCTCCACCAGCGCCATCAACGGATCGATTTCAGCAGCGTCGCCCGTGGCGAACTTCTTCTGTACCGCCACGTCGATCTTCACGTCTTGCGTGTTTCGCTGCCGGTCAGCTGCTACGACTTCCATCGCCCGCGGCGCCACACTCACGTGCAGCGTGTTCATGTCGGGCAGTTCGAACGATGGCACGTAGAGACGCTCGGCCGTTAGCGGCAAGCTCCACTCAGCCGCGTTCAGCTCCTCGGTTACTGCATCCGCTATGTTGACCGCCACCGACATCAAACGTCCTCCGTGCCTACATGTTTGGTATGAATCCGCAGCGTCCGCCGGTACGGATCGCTGTAGCGCCAATGCGGCTCAGAGCCCATCGGCATCACTTCGTAGGTGAACTTCTGCCCGCCATTGACCTCTTCGATTCGGTCACCTTTGGCCGGGAGCGTCTGCGCGGCCCCGAGCACGAGGTCCGCTGTATCGATCAGGTAATCCCGCACCTGGGAGCGGACGATGGCGCCCGCCCCGTCATCCTGCTCAAACGTTGTGCGACCGACGGTGGCGCTAAGGCGATCGGCAGATTCAGCTGTCCCCTCTCCCGTGCCTGCGCAGCGGAATAGCAGGGGAGAGGGCAGGGTGAGGGATGGTAAATTCGTATCTGCCGATCGCCTAACCAATACGGAATCGGCTGCGCGACGATAGGTAACCTCCCGCGTCGCGTGCTTCTTCCGCTGGGCTTCCAACCACGTCGATCCTTGCTCGAGCAGGTCAGCCATGCGTTACGCCCCGCTGCTCGACGAACTCGAACTGCTCGAAGCATTCGAGCCGCCGGGGGCGAGCTTGGTGCGAACTGTGGTGTCCGCCAGCGCCGCGGCTTTCACGCACGGTCCCATCAGCTTGTTGGCGCCACCGCCGTCGCTCGTCGCAGCCTGCTCGGCGGTTGCGTTCCAGTAGACGTTGTCGCCCGCCGCGAACGAGACATCGGTCGCCTTGGCCACGTCGAACACCCCCTCGACCACCAGAGCCCCGAGCGTATTGGCTGCGATATCCCGCTTGGAAATCGCCACCAGGCCGCCTTGAACCACCACGTCGCCCGCGGAAACGTCGCCCACCGGCGTGTAGTCGATAGCGTCGCCGTCCTGCACAAACACTGCTGTCGCCATATTCATTTCTCCTTGGAGTTGGGAGCTTACGCTTCGCCCTTGAGCTTCACGCCGCCACGGTAATCCTGCTTCGCCACGCCGAAGTCGTGGTAACCACGCATCTGGATGCCGAGCACGTTGAAGTCGGCGTCGGCGCTTTCGACGGTCGGCCGTTCCTGGCCGTTGAGGAATGCGACCTCAATGACCGGCAGGCTGGCGGGATCGGCGAGCAGATACCACGCCTTCGTGCTGTTGCCGGTGTAGAGGGAGTTGGACAGGTAGCTCGACCGTTGCACCCGGAACTTGCCCGCATGCGGATTGTTGGTCGGGTACTTCTTCGCCCCCGAGTTACCATCCTCCCGAATCTCGGTAGCGTTCATCAGCTGCCCGGCCAACGCATGCAGGGCGTTCGGCACAAGCAGCACCTCGGGCATCACGGCCACCGGGTTGCCGTCGGGATCGACCTGATCGAGGAACAATTGTTCCGCTTTGGTCAGGCCATCGATGCCCATCGCGGTATCGGCGCCCGTCGCGTAATTCTTGTTGGCCGTCTTGAAGAAGGCCGCGTTGTCAAGGAACGCCCGCCAGAACACATCGTTGAGTTTGAGCGCCGCCCCGCGACCGAGCCGCGTGGGAACCGCCGTCAACGCCCCGAGATCGTCGTTGATCAGGTCGGTGCGTGTCAGGCTGAACATCCGCCCGTAAGTCTTTGCCTGGTTGGTGAAGGATTCTTCGCCAACCTGCGCGTGCTTGAGTTCGCCGTCGGGACCGACCTCCTGGTAATCGAAGCCGCCGGTCAACCGGTAGCTCGTCACTTGCTTGAAGTCGCTCACCGAGCGGGTCGCGGCGATGGACCGCCACGTCGATTCCACGGTGGTGAAACCTTGCAGCAGGAACTTGTTGGCGGTGTTGGACAGGATGCCCGGCAGGCTGAACGTGCTGAACGCAGCCTCCAGAACGCCCCGCATGTCCGAGCGGAAAGTGCGGCCGGTGTAGCCGTTGGCCCAGGCCGCTTCCAGCAGCAGTTCTTGCAAGCCGATCCGCCCGCGGAAACGGGAGTGCGCGGCTTCGAGCGTTGGCTCGTCAAACGCCTTCTCGGCGCCTTCGATCCGACCGGCGAGGCACACCGCCGCTTCCAGCACCTTGGCCGACGGCGCCTGGCCGTTGCCCGAAATCACGCCAGGGGAGGTGGGACGACTGGCCCGCAGCACCTCGAGTTCGGCGCGGGTCGCGTCCCACCCCTCCCCAATCGCCTTGGCTTCGATTTCGTCGTGCTTGCCGCTGCAGATTTTGCGAATGGCCCCTACGCGGGAAGTTTCCGCCGCCAGTTCCGCCCGCAGGTCAGCGACCGCCGTGGTAGACGCCGTTTGCACCGAAGTCTGCTGCGACGCCTCAAACATCTTCTGCAGGCTAGCTTCCTGCGTTTCGCTCAGGTCGTCGCTGACGAACCCCTGGGCCTCGATCCACTGTTCGAATTCCATCTTCTTCTCCTTGGCAGGTTGGTTGGCCGTAGCGGCGATTTGAGCGGTGGTGTTGTCGTCGGCCCCGAGGACGACGAAGCTGATTTCTCCGAGCGTTGACTTGCGGGCAATGTTGACCGGCCCGCGGAACTCGCGGCCGTTGGCTTCGCCGGTTTTGCCCTCGGCGACGAACTCGACCTGATCCGCCCGGGCGCCAATCGACGCTTGCCACGCGAATCCTTTGTCGTTCAAGGCGATCACCTGCCGAGCCTTGGGCGAGTCGCCCATGATCTGGCCGGTCACCGTAAGCTGCCCGTTGGCGACGACGACCTGATCGGTTTGCCCCATCACGAAGTCCACGTCGCGGGTATGGTCCAGCAGGATCGGGCGACTCTGCCTGCCGACCTCGATGCCCGCGAGATCGACCACCACTGGGAACCGCCACCCGGCAAGCTGCATAGCCCCGCCGGTGTAGGCAGACATCGTGAACCGCCGCAGTTTGTCGGGTTCGTCCTCGGCGGCCGCTTCAAGTTGCACGGCCGAGGCGATCAGGCTGAGGCGTCCGTCCTCAGGCGGCTTGGCTGGCGGGTTGCTCTTCGGCATCCGATTCCTCCTCGTCAAGTTGTTCGCTCATGGGGATGACCTCGGCAGCGGTCAGGCCCAGTTCGCGCATCAGTTCGTTTTCCTTGGCCCGTTGCCGCAGTTGCATTTCCCAGTCGAGCCCGCGGCGAGCGTATTCGTCGGCGAGCGTTGTCGTGTGGTTCGCCAGCCGCATCGCTTGCGCGGAGGCTTCCTTGGCGGGATCGACGTGCTCGTGCCCGTCCCAGAACCATTGGTGTGGCCATTCGGCGATGGGACCGAGGCCCGCGGGGAGAAGACCAGGGATGAGCGCCGCCTCGTCAAACCAGGCAGCGAGAATGCGATCCAAGACCGCTGCTTCTAGATGGGATTGCTCGACGCGGATCGCCTTGAAATACGTCTGGTGGTCGAGGCGACCGGAGGCGTAGTTGTAGCCCGAACTGTTGCCGGCGGCGACGTTGAAGGGCATGTTCAGACATCGGGCGATCTCGTTGAGGATTTCGCGCTTGAACTCGCCATAAGAAGTCGTGGGTTGCTCAGCCTTGATTTGCCCCATCTTCCATCCGCCCGGCATCGTCATCAGCGTGCCGCGTTCCAACTCGATCAGGTCCATCGGCTCGACCGGATCGGATTCGCCGTTGGGCGGGGCGTCGGTGTAAAGTACGCCACCGGGCAGCGCGGCGATCTCAGCGGCCGCGATGACGGCCAGGGTGTACCGCCGCAACTGGGCGAAGAGCGGGAGCGCCGGCGTGATATCGGGCACACCACGGGCTTGACCCGGTCGGTCGCAACGGTAGAGATGGACCATCGCCTCGGACGGAATGCGATCATAGTCGCGGATCGCCAGGGCCGAGGCGTCGCCTGGATGGGCCTTCAGGACGTGGTATTCCACCGGGTTGCCGGCCGCGTCGAACACGATCCCATCGACCTGATCGGTTCCAAGCGGCAAGAGATCGGGCGACGTGACCTGATCCGCTTCCATCAGCCGCAGGTCGAGCTGCACGGACGTCGGCAATAGCGGATTGCTGGTGAGAATCGCAAACCCCTCGCCGTCAGCAGCGCGGGCCATCCGTAGCGTGCGGAGACGCTCAGCCAGCCCGGTCGCTTTGGACCACCGCATGAACTCTTGTTCGATCCGCCGGTTGGCTTCGGCGTCGCGGGTGAGCATCTGCAGCCGCGGCCCGGTCCCGATCACGTCATTGGCCAGCGTGAGCACGATCCCGCGGGCGTAGCTGTTGTTGGCCACCTCGTAGCGGGCGCGGTTGCGGAGAACGCGACGCACCTCGGGGCTATTGGCGGCGTTCGCCGAGAGGCCGTCGGCGTTGGCCCAATGGCGGCGGTTTTCATTGTTCGTTGTTGCGGCATCGTAGCGGGCCCGGAGCATACGCAGAGCCTGGCCCGCCGAGAGATCACGGCGCGGCGTTCGCGAGAACAGGCTCTTGATGCGGCTGAACACTAAGCGGCTCCGGGCGGAACGGTGCGACCGAGACGGACGCCCAGGCCCTTGGCTTGCGACGCCTTCTTGGCGTTGAGGTACCGGTCGGCCGCGATCTGGTCGGGCAGCTTGTGCTGCTCCATGCTGCCGGAATCGCCCGAGGCCTTTGCCGGCCCCTCGGCGTTTTCGCGGATCGCCGTTTCCAGGTCTTCTGCCATCGATATGCTCCGAGGAAAAACCAGGGGGCGAGCCAACGAAAAAAGCCCACACAGGGGATGCGGCCCCCGCATGGGCTTGTGGTTGGCTGGTTTCACCGACGGTAGCTAGCCGACGATGTCGCCCGGACTGGTTGTCTACTCTATTTATACGAACCTATTCGTTGTGGACCACAGCATTATGCCTCCGCAGCAGCAATGATTACGCATCTAGACTTGGGACCCGTCTTATCCGTCGTCGGTAACATTCCAATACTGCTCCAGCCTCCAGAACGGATTGATGTCTGGAACGTTTTCACGGATAACGCGCACAAGTTTGTAATACGATTTTCTGTCGAGTTGAGTCCAGTTCGTTTTCCGGAAGACACGCCTTGCCTCGCTAGGGATCGCTTCATTGCGCGCCAACGCCTTTAGTACGAGGCGGTCGATTGGTGGATGTGCGATCTGGCTCAACGTGCCGTTTGCGGCCGGTCCAAGTACTATCATGCTCTTCAGATAAACGGCCACAAGCTTAGCAGCTCTACCGAAAGCCACGCGTTCGACTCCCGCTGCCCGAAGGTTATCGCATATTGCTTCGCACCACCCTGCATGCAGCTCTTCAAAGCGTGCCGGCGTGATCTCCGTGCCTGCATGTTCACGAACAAACGAAGGAAGGTCGGTACTCTGGATCGCGTCGCGAAGTCGTGGAACCGACGTGAATTTGCGTTGCGCTGCTCTCGACGCCGCCCATACGGCAAAGCGATGCCGGTGTTCGAAGAGCGAGTAGCCGATGGAAAACTGCTGGCTGCCGCCGTTTGCGAGTCCGCCGACATGACTCGCTATATCCTGTCGTCGTTCTTTCGTGACGCCATGCGATGACTGGAGGTTAGTTGACCATCCGATAACACGAACCTTTTCAAAAGCCAGGCCAGTAAACAAGGTAGTTGATTGGTGACTGTTCCCGTCGAGCACAGCACACTCTTGCAGTTCCACTTGAAGGCGTTTGGCAACCTGTCGAATTACGCCTCGGCCGTTGAGCAGAAGAAGTTCTATCGGCTCCGCAAGCAGCTGCTTTTTTAAGAACGGCACGTCACTCGCCAGCAACGATTTACGTTCACTGGCTGGCAGCCCGCTCCACGTCGGATCAGTGGACCACTGTACTAAATCAAGATGGCAAGCCGTTCCGTCGTAGAAGGAGGCGCCGACTGCCGAAAGCATAGGTGAAAGCTGGTCGAACCAGCGTGAGTACGGGTTGCGTTGAAAGTATGTGCTACAGTCGTGGACGATTTCGGCAACCTGCTCATCAGACGCATCTTTGAGCCTTCGAAGCTTAAGAGACTTCATTGTCGCTAGTCGGCGTTTTGCACCCGACAGTAGCGTTCCCTCTTTGTCGAGGAATTCCACGCGACTTGGATTTAGACCAAGCGTGGCTACACGAGCGCGCGTCGGATCACCGAATGAGAGTACCGGTGTCGAATGGCTCACGACGTGCGCTGTAGCTTTCGCATTTAGAATGCGGTCACGCACGTACTCTGCGACAACAGTCATGTTTCACCCCATTCCAATCGGCTTCTCCCAGGTAGTAATCCGGGCGCCACAATGTCGGCACTCACGGCGCCGCACTAGTTTGCCACCGACGGCCGCCCGGGTGTAGACTACCCGGAAATGTCGGCAGCCGCAGTCGCGGCACTCCAGCCCACGATGTTCTTTCGGTTTCGTTTCATCCGACGCATGTTCGCTCATCTTCTGCTCCGCTGAAGGTCAGACAGCTTGATCCGCGGTCGAGCCACGGATCGCTTGGCTTCCGTTCCAAATAGCACCGCCCCCTGAATCGACGCGGCGACCGCGCACCCGACGACGCAATCCAACCAGTGGTTGTCGCTACGTTCGGGACGCAATTTCCATTCGTCCACCGTCCGGCCGCGGCCCTCGGTCTTGACCCGGTATTCGGCAGTCAGGTGATCTGCTAGGAGCCGATGGGCTTCGGGCTGGCCGAGCAGGGAGAGGCATCCGGTATCGCCCAGCGCCACGCCGAGGCGGGCGAACACGAAGGATTTCCAGTAGTTGGTGTCGTAGATGACATAGCGAACGGCACGCTTTCCCTGGACGTTGGGCATCCGCCAATTGTGCCCGACGCGGTCGCCCCGTTTCCGCTTGTACTCTGAGAACGGAACGCTCGACGCGCCAACGTACCGGCCGTGGCTCGGCATCAGGATGCCGGCGTGTTGGCTCTCGCGACTGAACTGGTAGACGACATCGGTGGAGTTGCCCCAGTTGGCATCGATCAGGCAACGCTCAATTCGGAGTCGTGCGCCGTCGTCGCGAATCCACTCCCGACCCAGGAACTCGTTCGTCACCGTCTTCAGGCCCGCGTAGATCGATCCCTCCAGCCCCGCCCGCGGGGCCTTCGCCGCCAGCGTGTTGCGGGCATCACGGAGCGTGAAGTATTCCCGCCGCTGCTCGGGGTATACATCGTAGTCGATCAAATGACCGGTGAAGTCATCAGCCCAGGCGATGACCGCGTGATAAAGCAGCTTCTGCTGCACGTCGATGAACATCGTCAGATGACTGCAGCCCAGCGGAACCTCGCCGCGCTGCCGGCCGTTGGCCTTGGCGGCAATCTCGTCGGCCGTGAGGTCCTCGTCGTCGGCCGTCGTTTCGGGCAACGGCTCGTTCTGGTACTCGGCGAAGAACGCGGCCTCGTCCTGCAGCTTGAGATTCATCGCGTGCTGGAGCGCCGAGAGTTCGTCATGATTGAACCGCTCCGGCCAGGCGATGGACGCCCCTTCATCCATCGCTTCTCGATGCGCGCCGTAGAAAGAGGTAGCCGCGGTAATCCCCTCGCCGCTCCGCAGCCCTTCCGCACGAATCTCTGCATATCGCTCCCACAGCTTCTCGTTGGTCGGGAACGCATACACCATCTTGGTCCGTTCGCCATTCCACTCGGGATGCTTGTCACGGTCCAAAATGTTGTCAGCCATGTCGCCGGGACGAATCACGGTGCAAGGCATGATGCCCGAGATCTTCTTGCCGGGCCCGCCGAGGCCCAGCACGGCGCCGGCCAGGATGCTTTCCCGCGTCGCGCACTGCGAAAGCGACCGCGACGACTCGTCGGTCTGCGGGTCATCCAGCACCACGAGCGAAGGCCGGACTGTTCGCCCATCGGCCCGCTTGTATTTCATGCCCCGGATGCGACCGGTGATACCGGCAACCTTAATGATGGCGCCGCTGGCCGGAGAGTCGGGCATCGTCGGCAGCACGATTTCACGGGCCGTCCAGCCGATGTGCGTTCGTTCGCCGCGATAGAGCTGCCCGCTACAGCGGTTGGCGATGCCGTCGAGACTTTGGATCGGGAAGACGACCTCGGGAAAATCCTCCAGCAGCAGGTCGTTACCATCGAGTTCCATCTTGATGGAGTCGAGCATGTCCATCGCATGCCCTTCGTCGCTCCCGATCAGGCAGACGAACTCCCGATGGCCGTACAGCGTCGCCCAGATGCAAGCGCACTCACAGATAGTCGTCTTGCCGCTGCCGCGCGGCATTGCCATTGCGAACAGCCCGCCTTCGAGCACGGCCTCCTCGATTTTGCCGATGACCTTCAGGTGGTCGGGAGACCAGGCCAGATGAAAGGTCATCGGGAAGTACGATTCGCAGAAGAAGCGGAAGTCGTCCTTCGCCTTTACCTTGCGATCCGGAACGGCGACGTCGGGCAGTTCACCGATGTCGCGACCGGCCAGCGATAGTGCTGCGTTCCGAGCCCGCGCCCGGTCTTTCAGTGTCTCGTAGGGATCGCCGTCCGGCTCGGGCTCCGATTCGTTACGAACCTGGATCAACCACGCAATGTAGCGGAACAGATCGACCACGCGCCCGTCGCCGATGCGGTAACCGGCGCGGCCCCGATGACGACGTAGCTGTCGCTCGCTGATCACTTCGCCCAAGGGCGTCGAGTTCAGCAGGCCGACAAGCTGCGTCGGTTTCAGGTTGCGGGGGTCAATTGCCACTGGCCATCTCCTTCACCAGCCACGCGGCATAGTGGACGAGGTTCAATGTCCCGTCAGCGTTGGCGGGCGCGCCGTCGGCAAAGTCGTCGCGGATCATCTGCTCGGTAATCGCAACGCCCGAAAGCGATGTCAGGATGCGAGCGGCGTCGGCGACCGCGATGGCCGTCGGGGAGATCTGCGCCGGCGACGGGTTCGTTTCAGGCACGGCCGGCCTCCCCGGAGATTGCGTCATGTCAGTCATCTCCGTCATCCCGCAATCCGCCAAGATGCAAACCAACGCGAAGCGATGCGGCGTGGCCCGACGGCAATGACGCAAACTTGCGGGCGATGACGAACGAGCCGCGGGCCATGACGCAAGCGTGCTCCCGCCGCTGCTTGACGTGACGCTTATGACGCAGGTGACGCATCGCCCGGCGTACCGGGGGCCGACCTTGGCGCGACACGCGACGTGTTGGCCACGGTTGCGTTCCTTCCCCTCCTTCGCCTCCCTGTCCGCCCGTTGCACGGCCGCCACACGGACGAACCTCGGCGCCCACGCGGCCTGCCAAAAAAGATGCGAAATCTCGGCGAAACAAGGCGTTTCTTGGCTTGCTGTCCTTCGAAACCCATGGCTCATGTGTCATACGCGAAGCGACTTCCGCCCGCCAACGACACCCCGAACCAGGAGCCAAACGATGAACGCCAACCAGATCGCCTTCGGAATCGAATTCGAAACGACCTTGCCCGCCCGCGACGACACGCCCATCGGAAGCTACCACCACGGGACGCAGGTCCCCTGGCTGCCGAGCGGCTGGAAGGCCGAAAGCGACAGCAGCATCCGCCCGACCACGCCGTACCGCAAAGGATGCGAATTCGTCAGCCCCAAACTTCGCGGGGCGGAAGGCCTCGCCGAGGTCGAACGGGCGCTCGACGCGATCAACGCGCGGAACGCAAAAGTGAATCCTAGCTGTGGACTCCACATAACCATTACCTGGGAAGGCGACGCGGCCGCCTTGGCCCGCCTGATTTCGCTGGTCGGCAACCACGAGAAGGCGATCTTCGCCAGCACCGGAACGCGACGCCGCGAGCAGATCGCCTACGCCAAGCCGATCAAGCCGTACGGGGACATCCGCCTTCACGGCCTACGAAATGACATCGTTCTCTACGAGGGCAAGGTGCTCGACGGTCGGAACAGGCTGGCGGCCTGCAAGATCGCCAAGGTGGAACCCCGGTTCGTGGAGTGGAGCGGCACGGGGAGTCCAACCGAGTGGGTGATCTCCGAGAATCTGGTCCGCAGACACCTTTCTGCTTCACAGCGAGCGGTCATTGCCCTCGACATCCTCCCCCTGTTGGAGAAGGAGGCGAAAGAAAGGCAACGCCAGTCCAACAGCTACCGAGGAAACGGTCGGTCTGCGAAAAAATGCGCTAACCGAAACGGCAAAGGGAAGGCCAGCGAAGCCGCCGCCAGGATCGCTCGCTCCAACCCCCGGTACGTCGAGTCTGTCAAGGCGATCAACGCACAAGCTCCGGAGTTGCTGGACCTGATCCGCACCGGCGACATCAACGTCCCTTCCACTTCATGTTGAATTCGAGGATCAAGAGCAACGATTACGCCGGGCGGCAAAACAGATACAAGTGGCTCAGGGATGACTGCCCCCCAATCACCGGTTTCGTCCCATTGCCCCAAGACGTTTATTCCGTCGATGGCAATGGGCCGTTGGTCCACAGCGAAATCATTCTCTTCAACATGCCGAAGCTTCCGGCATGCACGTTCGTGCCTGAGAAGTATCTTGGATGGTAAGAAAAGATCGGTTTACAATTTCGGTCACACGGGCTACAATTTCACAAGTGCGGGCCAAGCATGGCTTCGCACAATGCGACTAGCTTCCCCTACTGGGAGCCTCCCGCCAACGCTTAGGCGGATTCTATGAGGCTGGCCCGACTTGGAAGCGGTCCACAAGCGGCTCGAATCGAGCCACACCCACGTTAGATGGTCTGGCGTGCGGTAGGACTGTTTTCGTTCTTTGTCGGGATTGATGACGTTCCCTGGGATTTGTGTTGCCCTGTTCGGCTGCGCTTTCTGGACCGTCGTCAATCGGTTAGGAGGAAGTTTCTATGAACAAGCGATCCAGACTCACTTCGCCCAACGGGCCGGTCCAGTCACAAGTGACAGCAGGCGACTCTTCGAGCCCTGGTAGAAGCACGTTGTGTCTGTATCATTTCACTTGCCTTTTTCATCTACCAGCGATCCTTCGTGAGGGAGTAACGAAGGGAGAGGTTCCGGCTTGGCCCGACCCTGACCAGAGCAAACGGCCAAACGCACCGAACTTGACCAGCATCGGCAGCAGGAAGGCTCAACAGTGGTGCGGCGAACTGAACATCTTCGACAAGACGAAGATTCGACTTCAGGTCGAGGTGACCCGAGATGAGCTTGCGACGTTCAATGAGATGGTTGCTCTGTATGACACCCCCAAGTGGTGGGTGAAGGCGTTGGACCCACTAAATCAACGAGACCACTGGTATTTCGCCTTCGACGGCATTTCTGTCGAGCAGATCGTTGAAATTGCCGTCGCTGATGACAACAGCGACGAATACGTGCCCATATCCGATGTGGACCTTGACCGACTGATCGGAGCAATCGAGGACGAGCGGAAGACCTTGCCGTGTGTCGAGACGCCCCAGGGGCCAGCCTTGGAGTTTACGGAGCCGCCCGACAGTTGGCTGCTTGACGGACCACTTCGCATGATGCTGGAACGGAAGGTTGAATTGGCCCGACAATCTCAGCAGAGCCAACGAAAGAAATGCAAAGAGCGGAGACAGAAAAACAAACTGGCTCGAAGGGCTCGCAAAAGAGCACGAGGGTGCAAGTGAGGTGTTGGGAGCCTGCCCGGCCCTGGGGCCGGGCGGGCACTCGATCAGCCCCGCCCCACCAACATCAACGGTGGTGCCGGGTCGGTCGAGAGCCGCCAGCCTGCTCGGAGCAGGCCAGAGGCCCGACTGAGGTCGTAGTACACGGAGGAGAAGGAAATGGGTTTAAGAAGTTGGCTAACCAAGGTAGATGATGTCTGGGACTACGTGTCGCTGTGCGCTCAAGTGCGGCACAATCCTTTGGCTTTTGGGATCTTCTGCAGGATCAAGATCACCGAGGAGTGTCCGTTGGAACGAGGCGTGTGGGTGGCCTGGAGCGGCGACGGCCAGAGTTCGCTGTGCGAATTCATGTCGCCGTACTTCGAGAGTCGGACACGGATTCTCGACAACGTGGTGGACGACTGCCCGGATTACAATGCTGATCCCTCGCAATACGGACAGTTTGCGGAGTCGGAAGGAGACGTGATCCGGTGGCTGGTTCAGCAAGAGGGTTGTGGCGATGAAGACATCTGTACGAGGATGGAGGACGACATGTCATTTGTTACTGAGTGCAACGCCGCATTGAAAAAGCGGGCAAAGGTGCGGCTGACGTAAGCGTGCGACGTTCGACCACGAACATGGCCGTACTACAGCGAAACCCGTTTGTAAAGTAGAATCTGTCAACGGTGATCTCATTCGCCACTATGCCCACAACCATGAACCTCAAACTGATCGTCCACACCATCCTCGACGACTACGCTCTGCCGTGGCCCGGTACGCATGGCGTCGGCCATTGGGCTCGGGTGCTGGAGAACGGACTGCGACTGGCCGAGGTGACCGGGGCCAACGTCGATGTCGTCCAACTGTTTGCCGTTCTCCACGATTGTCGTCGTGTGAGCGAGGGGACCGATTTCGGGCACGGCCAGCGAGCAGCAGAATACGTCGCCGAACTTCGAGGGCAGGTATTCGACCTTCCCGACGACCAGTTCGCCTTGCTCTACGACGCCTGCGCCGGGCACACCGATGGCGTCACGACCGGCGACATCACCATCCAAACCTGTTGGGACGCCGACCGGCTCGACCTGGGCCGGGTCGGCGTTTTTCCAGATCCCGCCCGTCTATGCACCGATGCGGCCAAAGTGCCCGAGACGATCAAGTGGGCTGATGGCCGGGCGTGCTTCCGAGTGATCCCGGAGATTGTGGAGAAGGCGTGGGGGATCGATACGGCGGGGTGGGAGGGGCGGTAAGCGGCCTCGGGTTTGCCGCTCAGGAACCCCAGGCACGGGTGATAGTCTGCGTAGGCGGCAAACGGGTTTAGAGGCGGGAAATGAAACTCTTCGCCCGCCCGTAGCGTCTAATTGATGCAGCCCTATTCCGATTCCCACTTGAGGTCAGAAAACCATGAAAGCTGCCGCCATTGTTCTGTCGCTCGTCATCGCAGGTCCGACGAACGCCGCCGATCCGCAGGACGAACCCATCACTGTCTCCATCGCCGTTCCGGTGCATCACCAGTACCGGTCGCTGAACGATGGCGACCACTTTCACATCCTCGTCAAGAATGTCTCGGACAAGCCGGTTCGTCTGTGGACGGATCGGTTCTCGTGGGGCTACGACAACCTCTCATTCGAGTTGATCGGCGACGATGGCACCATCACCACAATTCAGAGAACGCCGAGGTCGTGGACAAAGAACTTCCCCGACTGGCTGGAGGTGGCACCGGGCGAATGCTGGGTTATCGATGTGAATTGGTTCACAGCGAAGGTCAAAGACATCTGGGAGAAGGCCGCCGACCGCCCTGAAAGTTCGCCAAAGCCGAAGCTGGTGAAGTTGCGGGCCGTCTACGAAGTCCATCCGGATGCCGAGTCCAAGAAACTGGGCGTCTGGACGGGCAAGGTGCTGTCGCCGGTGGGGACGTATGCGATCTGGTGATTCGTTGAAGATCTGTGGGCCCTGTACGCATTTTTGTGTCAGCTAGCAGATTGGGTTTGTGCATTGTCGGTTATCCGCTGACCTCCGGCATGCGGTCTTCGAACATGATCGCGAAGTGGTTCAAGGCCGCTTTCCAGT